CGCTGGGTCCTGGCTGGACCTCTACTTTCGCACTTTCGGATGCCCTGATCCTAATGGAATACCTGCCATGACCTACAAGCCTTTTTCTCACAACCTCACAACGTCAGAGACTTCTACAGGCCGCAAGTTGAACGATGCAGTGCTCTACACCAAAATCGTAAAGGTTGCAGGCACGATAGCTACTGGCTCGTCGTCCTCCGCCCATGGAATCACGGGGCTGGCTCGGCTGGTGACCATGCGAGTCTCGATAGAGCGGTCGAACGGCCAAGTGCTGTTCATCCCGCTGACGCACACTGGCTTGTCGTCCACGTTCCACATCGGGGCGTTCGTTGACGGCACCAACATCAACTTCCAGGTCGGCACCGGTTGGACAGGCGCAGGTAACGTGCTGTCTGACGCCTGGGTCGTCCTCGAATACACCAAGACTTAACCCAAGGCGTGGCACTTCGCCCCGCAGGGACCCCCCGCTGGCCTCCAACAGGAGAACAAAAGTATGAGCAGAGAACTCTCAATGTCGTCACCAGGTGCACTGCGTGACGGCCTCTATAAGCTGTGGCGCAAGTTCACGCAGCCCAATTCCACCACCGCTATCCAGACCGGCAAGTTCTGGATCGACGGCAAGCCGATCTACCGCAAGGTGATCGACATGGGTGCGCTCGCCAGCAGTGGCGCGACGACTGTCGCTCACGGCCTGGCTGGCATCAGTGAGGTGGTGAGCCTGAGCGGCGTCGCCAACGACATCGCCGCCGGTGCGTTCGTTAAGGCGCTGCCGATCCCGAACGATGTGCTGCCGATGACCATGGGCGTGACGAACATCGTCATCACCTCGGCGTCTGACCTGACTGCCTATGAGCAGTGCTACGCGATCGTCGAATACACGCTGCTGTAATCGACCGGGGCCACTCGAAGTGGCCCCACCCCTACCGCTCGATGCGAGTCGGAATCGCCACTGTGCGACACCGCGCGTGATACGGAGGAAGCCCCACGTTCTGTAGAGCTAGCGCATGCCGCGCATCAGCCCCAGGACCTTGATCTGTGGTTAGCTCGGACGGCAGCAACGGCCAGTTCTCCATGAGCCCCTTGATGTTGCCGGCGAGTGCATGGCGCACGTGCGTTCTGATCTGATTCTCCGCGCGCTGGACCGAGATCTGGCGCTTGTGTATGAACCGGCAAAACGGTGTGGTCTTGGTGTCTGGGCCCCTCGGCGGGTTGTTGAACGCCTCGAACATCGTGAAGCCGTCGTCCCTGGCCGTCATGAACTGCCCGATGTTGAACCACCGGTAGCTCCACTGGTCCGCCACGAATGGCACCCAGGATCTAGGGCTGGCGGCCCCTAGGATCGCTCGTAGCTCCTCGCGCAGCGTTAGGGCGGTCACGGCAGCCCCAGCAGAGGCGGTGCTAGCACGCGGCGTTGTAGAGGCTCTGGCGAGCTTTTCCAGGATGGTCTTGATCTCCGGGCGCCGTGTGAGGATTCTGCCCCTCATCAGGGTCTCCAGGTCAGCCACGGCACCCGCCCTGATAGGGCCCAGGTGCGCTTCTATGGCAGCCAATGTCTCAGCCTCTAGCGAGAGGCCCAGCGCTAGAGCGGCGTCTAGGAGCAGCAAATCGCGGCTCTCCTCGACTTCCTGGGCCACTGCAGCCGTGAAGCTGCTTACGGCTTCTTCGATCTGGGTCTGGAGGAGCTTGACCAGCTCGGCCTCGATCTCGAAGCGCTGCCGGCCGTCCGGGGTTCGCCCTACCAGGCGCTCGATCTCCGGCAGGCGTGCTGCCGTGATGCCCTCGATGCCCAAGAGCAGGTCGCCACGGCGTAGCGTGGCCTCGATGGCGTCTAGCCACCATTGCTCCAGGATCGGGGTTAGTGCGGCGATGACAGCCTCTACCTCCGGGATGTCCTGCTTGAGGCATCGGCATGCCTCAACGCGCATCTTGTGCAGGTGATTACGCACCGGGCACGATGTAGCCGAAGGCGGTCGCACCGGTGCCGCTGCCGTTGATCGACAGTGTCGAGCCACCAGGGACCCATACGTCCAGCGACGCCTTGCTTAGTGTGGCGACCGAGAGGTCTTCCGACGCAGCGCCCACCGTGACGGTCATGGTCAGCGCCCCGCCGGAACCGTTGAGGATCTCCAGGTGCACGAGCGAACCACGGCGCCTGCCGGGCGCTGCTGCCGGCTCAACGTGGATGTCGGTGTCGGTCGCGGCGATGGCAACAGCGTTGCCCTCTGAGAAGGAATCGAATCGAGTCATGAGTGTGCTCCTAGCTAGGGGTTTGCACCCCAATTATACCACACTACGGCTCGATGATCTCCTGGTAGATTTTGGCAAACCACAGGCCCCACTCAGGGCCGTGGTCGCAAAAGGTCTCACCATCGCCCACCCAAGACATCGCGTGTGCCCACTCGTGGATCAGCACCTGCCAGGTGGCATCCCACGAGAGGGTCGAGCTAACCACGATGATGAAGTGCGAAGGGCAGCCGTTCTTGAGGGTCAGGTTGGTATAGCCCAGGCAGCCTTTGGTCGGACGTCGGTAGACCCGCACCGGCAGCAGAGGTGGCATCTGCGATTTAAGGAATTGCACGTCCTTCTTAAAGTCGATCGCGATTGTATCGCGGCGGTCTACTTTGCGCGTCATTAAACGTGCCTCTGCTTGTGATTGGGCCACGACTCAACCTCGATCTTGCTGCGAGTGCACTGCTCCCACAAACCCCTTGCGTCTGGGTAGTGGTTGCGCATGTGCCGGTTGAGTAGGATTTTGACACGGGCCTCCGCCTGGGCGCGGATGCGCCCTATCTCCTTCGACAGATCCGCGTCTGTCTTGAAGTCGTGCTTATCGTCTTGAGGTTCGAACATGATCGGCATTAGATGATGAGCTGAGCTGCACGGGCAGCACGCTCTGCTGGCGTGATGGTCCACACGCGCCCCTGGTAGGTCGCCACGCTCTCGCCGACGTTGACAAAGTCAGCTGTCACGAAGCGGTGCTTGGGGAAGATGCGCACCATGAGGAAGCCGGCGTTCCATCCGTTGGCGTCGATCGGCCCTGGCATGTATTCCGACGCCACGGCTTGTGGGCTCGCCATACAGCCGGACTGCCACCACTGGATGACGCCAGTGGCGTCGCTTCCCTCGCTGACCATCTCTGGGTTGTGCAGGTGGCCGTTGGTGCCGTAGCGCATGAAGCGGCGCAGGTGCTTGCGTGCCGAGTCCTTGCCACACAGGAAGCCGTGCACGATGGTGAAAAGGTCGTCGATGGTCTCCCAGTTCTGCGCGATGTCACGCTTCTGGTGTGCGGCGCTGGGGTTGAGGAATGTGGAGCGGCACACGAGGCCGATCTCCAGCTCGTCCAGCTTGAACAGGTTGGCGAAGCGCAGGTCACGCAGCGACGAGAACACCGGCGCGCAGTCGGCCAGTGCTGTTACCAATCGTATATCGTGGTTGCCCATGATGTATTTATGGTCCGCGTTCGGCGCAGCTGCGCGCGTCTCGGCCATGATGTTCACACCACCATCAATCTCCTGCTGGAGGTTGAGCGCGAAGTGCCCTGGCAGCTGGCGGTGGCGGCTGAGGCGCGGGAAGTCTACCAGGTCTCCGTTGTATCGCACGGCGTCTGGCTGGTGCTCCTTGGCCACGTCCTTCCACACGCGGTAGGCGAACGGGTCGATCAGGCTGGCGCCGTGGAAGTCGCTGCCGATTTGGAACAGCAGGTTGTCCTTGCTCAGGTCCAGCGAGTTGTAGGCACCGTCCCACGGCTTGACGTGCTGCTCGGCGTAGCCAGCCACGCTTTGCGCGCGTGACGTCTTCGAAATGTTGTTCATCACGCGGCGCACGCCGAGTGATTCCTTTATGCCGGCTACGCGCTGGAACTCAGCCCACAGGCCGAACAGGTAGGTCACCAGCGAGGTGCTGTAGTAGCCATGCTCACGATAGCGGTCCCTGCTGGCGCTAGGGCCGAGCAGCTCGCGCGGGATGGCGTAGACGCGCAAGAGATCCTTGCAGAGGCGCTCCTTCACCTTGGCTGCCAGCCCAGGATCCATGCGCACACGCTCCAGGAGGTCCGCGTTCTTCTCGCGCGCTCCGTTTGCCTTGGACATCATGGCCTCGATGTTCTCCGCTTTCACTGCGGCTGCATTCTTGGCTGGCTTGGCTGCTTTCTTCTTGGCTGGCATTGAGTTCTCCGGTAGGGGTTGGTTCAGGTGGGATAGCATACCCGCTCACTTGGCTGCTGCCCTGCTTTTATTGCGTGTGACCTGAGTGTCTGTGTAGCCGGACTGGTAGAACGCCATGACTAGGGCGTCGGCGCGGTCAGGCGACGGGTTCTTGGTCCGCTTCATGTAGATGTCCTTCGGCTCGACCAACAGCAGGCCGTCCTTGGTGAATCCGTATCGGCGGGTGGTGAGCTGGTTGTGCAGGATCGGGTCGTCCGGGATGCGCACGCCCCCTGCGCGCAGGGTGGCGCCAAGCTGGAACCACGCTTCTGTCATCCGGTTGCCGTAGACCGTCGGGCGGGTGGCCTTGTGCTGCGTGTGGAACGGGAAGCAATCCTTGCCGGCCTCGTCGAACAGGTGGTAGATGCCCTGGCCCAGGCCACCTGCGTCGAACGTGTAGAGCGTCTGCCAGTTGTGCCACTGCGATTCCACCTGCTCCTTGAATGCCCAGCGCACTGCATGTGCCGGCTCGAAGCTCGGCGTCTTGCTCCACTTCCGCCAGCTCACGATGCACCCGCCGAAGCGACGGTAAACTATCGTCTCGTCACCGCCCTGGCGCGCAAGGTCTAGGCCGAACTGCCGCTGGCCTTTCAGCGTGCTGTTGAGCACAGCCTTCTTGATGGTGCAGTTGACGGCGCGGTAGACGTCGTCCGGGTTGATGATGCCCGACGGGTCGGTCGCGGGGAACTCGCCGAGGACGCGCACGCGGTAGAAGTCTGAGTCGAGGCCGAACTCGATCGCGTGCTGGATGATCTTGCGCGGGTTGACGATCGGGCTCTCTTCGGCGTCGAGCGTGATCTGTGTCCAGTGCGAACCCATCTTCGTGAAGCACTTGTGGAACTCGGTATCGCGCTGGTTGGGGTTCCCGATCATCAGGATGGCGCCTTCCTGCGCGTCCTCCTGGAAAGCGTTCTCGATGTTGGAGACCGTGCCTTTGAGGGCCTCGATGATGTCCGACTCCACGCCGGACGCTTCCTCGACGATGGCGGTGAGGCGCTTGTTGTGCTGGCCTTGGAACGCCGTATCGTTGCTGGCGGTCAGCAGCTCACAGCGCCAGTTCTTATGACGAGGTGCCCCTTGGATGAAGCCCCCGAAGTAGACACGAGAACTGGTGACCGTCACGAACTTCTTGAGGAGCGGGTGTGCCTTGCCCATGCGCTCGCGCACCTCGGACAGCCACACGTCGCGGCACTGCTTCATGGAAGGCGCGGTTACGATGCAGCGCACGTCGCGGTCCTGCAGCTGCCACCACAGACCAATGATCGCAGACACCGTGGTCTTGCCTGGCCCTTGGCCCGACTTGCATGCGATGAACAGGTCACCGTCCTGCGCTGCCTGGAGCACCCGACGCTGCTGTGGCGTCGGCGAGAACTTCATCCAGTAGCACAGCTCGAAGATGTCGGCCTGGATCGCCGGTGCGATCTGCTCCCACGTGGCTGTTCGCCATGTGACGCCGTATTCCTTGCAGACCGTTGACTCCATGTCCTCGGGGACAATGTCTTTGCGCTTCTCATAGATGCGCAAGGCCAACTGCCTGACAGTCAGTCCGAGGCCGACTTCCAGGTCGGCGTCATCGGCCCGATACCATGTGGTCGGGTCGTGTGGGTCGGCCCGCTCAATTGCGGCCATGCCCTACCATCAGGAGCGTCAGCGCGGAGTAGTCGTGCGCATAGTCCAGCGCGTCCTCCACCGTCTCTCGATCGGTCCACGAGAAGTCGCCGATCAGCACGTTGGCGCGGTGGCCGAGTGCGTGCACCGCAGCCATAGGGTCGTCCCGCATGGCGCCGTCGAACCGCAGGACCCAGCCGCCGTTCGGCAACATCAGGCCAATCGGCTTGTCGTCTTGCACAGACAGGCGGTGGCCGTTGCGGAACTCGCCTGTGGAGTTACTCAGGATAGCGGCAGCGTGGTCGATCCAGGCGCGCGCCACGCTGCGTCTGCCGCCCCAAATCACGGTGGGCCGGTGTTGGCAGGCTGCAGCCCAGAAGGCCATACCGCAAGCGATAGACGCCTCATCGGCCTCGAAACCGCTGCTCGGATTCCACACCAGGCCCATGCGGTCTCTACGACCGTCGGCCACGGCTCGCATCCACGCCTTGTGCTCGTTGGACACCTGCAGCAGTAGGACGCGCTCGAAGAACGTGACTGGATCACCGGCGAGGTGCTCCCATCCGGTTAGCTTGCGTTGCACCATCACTTGGTGCCCCCGTTTGCCATATCCCACAAGGCCGACAGGGCCAGTGGCAGCGTGACTGTGAACAGCGTGGCGATGAACTTCGTCTGGCGCTTGCGCCATCCTTCCAGTCGATCGGTCTTCACGACCAAGCCGTGGTGGTCGAAGTCGCCATGGAGTGCTCTTTGGATGGTGGCGAGTGATCGCTCTTGGTTCTCAAGAACCTTGCTCATGCCAGAGTCCAGGTGGTCGGCCTTTACTTCGAGGCGGGCCAGCGCCTTCTCCACGTTCGCTATGCGGTCTTCCATGGTGTAGTCCTTTGGCCTTAGAGGCCGAGTATGCCGAGAATGAACAGCAGGCTCGTGAACCACCGTTCGATGTCGGCGATGATCGCGATGCCCAGCTCATTAAGGGTAGCACCCTTCGGGGCGATGGCCAGCTCGGTGTGTGGAAACATCATCGAGCAAGCTGAGAACAGACAGACCACGAGCAGGAGCGCTAGGCTCCTGGCTCGCGTCGAGTTCCGTTCTGCGTCGGTCACTTACGCAGCCTCTTCGGCTTCGGCTTCCGCTGCCTTCTTGGCCTTCATCTGATTGATCTTGCGGCGTGCGACTTCCATCGAACCACCACCCAGCAGCAGCAGATACGTCAGGCGTTCCAGCCAGTCGAGTTCGCCGTCCTCGTCCTTATCGGCCTTTAGGAACGCATCGCGGTCAAGCTCTTTCAGCTCGCC